ATACAGAAATGCATGAATCTGCTGAAGATAAGAAATACAATAAAGACTTACCTGAAGTTTATAAAAATGATAAGGAAACAGGTACACAAGGAATTGAGAAACTCTATACTCGTCTTTCGTTTGTCTGCTATTTACGTGAAAAACTAATAGACTGTGATCCAAAGGATTCAAAAGGCTATTATACGAAAATAGGATATGATCCAAAACGAAGAACATTGACTCGCAAGAAAAAGAAGAAGATCTGATAACAGATGGATATAGGCAGAGCCGAAAAAATTGCAGATATTATGAAATCTGTAACAGGATTAGGAAAAAGCATAAAAAACCCACTTTCATTGAAATATAATGCTGTTTCTGAGAGTTCAGGACAATCCAAACTTCCTCCCGCTGTCAAAGGAAGTTTAATGATGCGTGTATCATTATATTTTGTTGCAGCACTGCTTGTAATTGGACTAATACTTCTTGGAGTAGATCAATGGGTGACTCCCGTATTTAGACGTGTACCTGGAGGAACTGGATATATTCCTGTACCCGGCATAGATCCATCTCAAGATTATTGGGGAAGTATACTCACAGTTGCTCCTATTCAGGTGGGTGGAGTTGCATCAAAGACGAATTTAGTAACGACAGTGATTGAAGGACAGAACAATTATTCTATGACAATGGATGTTATGATTGATGATGAAACAACACAGAAGATATATGATTCAAACGGAGCCTTAATCGCTCAACGTGTATTTTTTGTGTTAAAGACAGGAACAAAAAATGCTCTTGTAAATCCGAAACTTATAGTGGAATTGGATAATTTTACAAATACGGTTCATATTACTGCATACGATTCTGATAACAATCCACAAAGTATTGTCATTGATAATGTTCCTATTCATGCTGTGTTTCGTATAGGAGTCTCTTTTTCACCGAGTGTAATGAATGGATATTTGAATGGGCTATTAGTTCAAACGAGACAATTAGTTACGGCATTACAGGTACCACAAAAAGATGACACGATTTTTTCAACTGGGTCTATTACGGGAAACTATGCAATAACACCGGGTGCCACACCCTCTGACATCGCTGTATCAGGTGGTATAAGTGTATTGAATCTTCGTCTTTTTGGATATACAGTACTTCCGAGTGAAATGCTTGGGCGTATGTCGGATTTAACCAGTGAATCCAGTTTCTCAGTATAAGAGGATCTGAATCATTCTTGTTCTCTCTCATGAAAGAATTCATAGAATCCTTTCATGGCAGAAAGACCAAATGTATAATAGATGAATACACCTGTATTAATTCTATGCTTTGTTCTTCTTATAATTTTACTTTATTATGGAATACAGTGGCTTCTTCTTCCAAACTCTCCAACGCATATTGGATCGGATTCAATGGATTTATCTAAGCAGACACAGATATTGGCTACAGGAGATCTTATAAATGACTGGTCGACTACATCCGGTGGGTCTCTTCTATTCTATATAAATCCAGTGATCATGAATCGTACAGGACAAACTGGATCTGAATATGCAACAGCAGTAAATATTGGAAACACATTGGTATTGAATTTATTAGTTGCTCAAGATGCTGGACGTGGATATGCACTTGCTCCTGCACAACTAGTTGTACAAACAGGACCTACGTCTACGAGTGCAAGTGGAACAGAAATAATTGATATTCCGAATATACCTCTTCAAAAATGGACAGGAATCGCAATTGTAAAACAGGGACGTAAGTTTAATATTTATATTAATGGTCATCTCACAGTCTCTCATTTATGTGTCTCTATGCCACTTGTTGCGACTGGACCTTTAACAATCGGAGATCCTAAACTGGGAGGACTGATTACATCCATGAGTATTATAAATAATCCACTTCAGACAAATGAAGTAAGATCATACTATGAAAGTGCAGTAGATGGTAATGGATCACCTTATATATCTTCCGGCATATCTGCATTTATACCATTACCATCACTCAATATATTTGCTTTTAATCCATTTTGTCCAAATGGAAACTGTAGTTCATCTCCATCTATAGGATCCTATGCACATTGGAATAGTTCGTATCCATCCTAGATAAACTATTGAATAACAATAGAATCGCATGGAAGGTCTTCGTGGAGCAATTTCACAAGGTCCCGGTAAGGCAATATTCATATCAGTGATACTTATTGTATTTGTAGTATGCATGTATTATTTATACAAGTGGCTAAATCAAGGAGGAGATATAAAGGATTATATTTTGTACACATCGGTAAATTCAGGACTTCCAGGTGCTCCCAGTGCGACAACCACTCCTACAAAGCCTTCTGTCTATAATTCAACAAATGTTCCTGGATTATATTCAGGTGGTGAATTTTCAATCAGTACATGGATTTATGTGACAAATTGGTCTGGAACAATTGGAAATAAACCCTTCCTTTTTGTTTCAGGTGGACCCTCTGCTCAATACCAAACACTTGCCTTGTATTTAGGACAGCATATAAATAAATTAGGTGTTCGTGTAACATATGACACAAATTCACCTGTAACCCGAGAAAAGATGAACCCTGGTGCATCTACAAGTGGACCTGGTACTCCATATATGGATTCTGATTTCAAGTCATGTGATATTGAACAAGTCCCTTTACAGAAATGGGTGAATATTACAGTAGTCTTATCTGGAACCACGGTGGATGTTTACATTGATGGAAAACTACTTCGTAGTTGTGTATTACCAAGTATATTCTTGGTGGATACAGCGGGTACAAATGCGTCACCTACAGTTGTTCTAGGAGATCCAGATGGATTTACTGGCCTCATTGGTCAGACTCGTGCTGCAAATTTTGCGTATTCTCCGGATATTGTATATAAATATTATCAATCAGGACCATTTGATAATTCAATCTTATCCGTTCTTTGGAATTATATAAATCCTGGAGCATACAGTATTAGTATAAAGAAAACATCGTAGATGTCTTCTTGACAAGAAGTAAATTATAAAAAATAGATACATTTACGTGTCTATTTTTCATATATTTGATAGATAGATAGTATGGAGAAGGCATTGAATGCACCTGTAGAAACAACCGGTGGAATAAAGTTATTTGGTACATCTCCTCTTTCACAAATTGTCACAGGTTTTGCAATCATTGCATTATTATATTTAGGATTATCTGCATCTGAATATATCTATAAATCATTTACACGTATGTGGAAGGAGCGAATTGAGCTCTTTCCTAATACATATGCTTCCGGTTCAAGAGTCTTTACTGCCTTACAGAATCCAAACAATCCACTTGCAAAGACTATAACAGTCTCTGATAATCAGCGTTCCGGCGTAGAATTTAGTTATGCTATGTTTATTAATTTGAGTAGTGCTACATTTAAGGATGGAAATCAACAACTCTATCATATCTTGCATAAGGGGTATAGTAAACCATATCCTCTATTAGGTCCTGGAGTATTTGCTTGTGGAGATAGAAATGCGATTCGTATTTTTATGAATTGTTATGATACGTGGGACAATTATACAGATATTGAGAATATTCCAGTGGATATCTGGTTTCATTTAGTTGTATCCTGCAAGGGAAATAATATGTATATCTACATCAATGGAAATCTTAAGAGTAAGATTGCACTAAGTGCAAATACTCCTCCTTATCAAAACTACGGAGATGTCTACTTATTTAATCAGAGAAAAATGACAATTACTTCAACAAATGTTCAATCCTTGGCAAAGGATACAAGCGATCCAGATACTATTGTCAGTGGAGCAAGTCCAACCCAAACATATACAATGACATTTAATGGAGCTGCCACAGGTATGGTCAGTCGTGTCTATTATTTCAGTTATGCTCTTACATATACTGAAATTCAATCTCTCATTAATATGGGTATATCAACAATCATGGATGGTTTAGATATGAGTATATCTCCCTATTTATCTGATACATGGTGGACACGAAATCAAGCCCCGCCCACTCATTAGACGCCCTCTAACTATATAACAGCGTATGAAACTTACCTCTCATCTTGTTTCACTATAACAAGAAGAGTCGTAATGACAGGTGGTGGATTATATATCCTCGTTGCCTATGGATCCCAAAATGCAATTCTGAGTGGAAATCCTGATTTTACATATTTTTACATGGTATTTAAGAAATATAGTCACTTTTCTTTTGAATCTGTGACTATGCCAATGGAAGGGCCACAAGAACTTTTCTTTAATCAACCGATTCAATTGAGAGCAAAGATGCAACGTGTAGGAGATTTACTTTCAGATTTATATTTTACATTTACTCTTCCGGATATTTATAGTAAGTATTTTGATTCAAATGATCCGAGTAATCCTGTGACCTATGGAAGAAGTGAATACAATTTCCAATGGGTTCGTTATATTGGTGCACAGATTATACGAGATGCTTCTTTTTTTATAGGAGGTACATTGGTACAGCAATTTGATAGTAATTATATTATCAGTACGGCACTCACCGATCAAGATGAAACGCAATACAATAAATGGCAAGAATTGGTTGGAGATGTTCCCGAACTTTATGATCCAGCCAATGGGAAATATTCCGGCGCAGTTGGCGGAGCAAGTTCACGATCTTCAAATACATACCCAAGTGTTTTAAATACAGGCGCACCTGTTCAAAATAATTTCCCGTCAATTCCATCTCGTGATATTACAGTTCCATTAGGTTTTTGGTTTTCACAAAATCCAGCTCTATCCTTACCTCTTGTTGCACTTCAATATCATGAATGTGAGGTACAATTAACTCTAGCACCCATTCAAGATTTATATACAATCTTGGACCCCAGTGGATATCGGGTTCGTCCTGAAAATAGAGTTCTTTCATCTGTTCCAAATATTTTAAGAGGAAATCCTACATATTCAACCGATACAGAAGATGGAATCTATATTCGTAACTATCTAACTGATTTTGGATACACAGTACCTACCTTAAACACATGGCCTTTAAATCCAAGACTTCAGGCAACATATGTATATTTGACGGATGATGAACGCCGAACCTTTGCAATGAAACCATTAAATTATATTGTAAGACAGGTGACACGATATTCATTTTCAAACATTCAGACACGTCAACTGAATGAATTATTTACACATAATCCGGTTCCACGTATTCTTATTTTACCACGACGACAAGATTCGGTTCAAAATAGAAATGCATGGACGAATTATACAAATTGGTGGATGTATCCATCTCCTCCATTTTCACCTATTTCTTCGTCAGGTGGTATACTTGGAGGATATTCAGGTCAAAACGTAGTTGCTGGACAACAAGATATTATACGGCAGATACGTATTGTATGTGACGGCAATGAATTGCAGGAAATCAAACCATTGCAGTATTTCAGAGAATTGTCATCATGGAAATATGCCACAGGTGTCTTTCCACCTGGAATGGCAATCTATAGTTTTGCCTTAGATACATCTAAATGGATGAAACCGAGTGGTACATTAAATACAAGTCGTGTTAAAAAGTTTCAAGTAGATATTGATTTATGGCCTCTAGCAACAGATAGTACCTTTTTAATGCAATATGATATATATGTTGAAAGTCTAAATTTTCTAGTTGTAGAAGGGGGTATGGGTGGAATGAAGTACGCAACATAGTAGAAAATCAAAGACATTGCTTGAATAGATGAATGTGTTTAAGAGTGCCTTTAATAAGTTTCAATATTCTACCTCTCAGATGTTTTCAGATCCTCAAGCGGATGCATACGCAAAACAACAGGCGGAACAGGCTAGACAGGATGCAGAGGCACGTCGTCGTGAAAAAGAAGCGAATGATAGAGCCGTTGAAGAGAAAGAAAGGAGAGAAAAGGAACAAGAAAGAGCAGAATCTTTAGCATCAAGAAGTCAATTTAATGGAACACAGTTTATTAGTCATACGGCAAAAGGTATTCTAGATATATGCTACAAGGTATTATTTGTGATTCTTTTACTGTATGGAGGTCATTTGGCTGCAAATGATGCAATCGGATATAATGCTCCCTTTCGTATTTTAACGTTTGTGTATGGATCTCTCTGTTTTTGGTATCAGATACCCAGGGCTATTTATAGAGTATATGTCAAGAAAGAAACACTTCCAAATTATACGTTTTTACCTTTGTCAACATATACTCCGAATGGTGACTTTGAGCGATTCTTTATTGGACCTTTTTGTTATACAAAAGATGCATATTCTGGAAATGCACAAGCCGAAGTAAAAGCCTTGTATGAAACAATATATAAGAAAAGTATTTTATAAACTACTTAGACCTCTAGTGATATAGTTATTTAGAATGAATTTGCCATTTGTAAGTCTTGTAACGCCAACGTATAATCGTAGACGTTTCATCCCTGGGTTAATTCGGATGATAGAACAACAAACATATCCACGTGATAAGATGGAATGGATTGTCTTTGATGATGGTCAAGAAGATGTAGAAGATCTATTTGAATCTGCTAGACATAGACTTCCGAATCTACGTTTTTTGAAGAGTGAAGAGAAATTAACTCTTGGTGAGAAGAGAAATATATTGAACAGAGAAGCATTTGGAGAGATTGTTATTGCAATAGATGACGATGATTTTTATTTTCCAGAGCGTGTCTCAAGTGCAGTAGAAGTCTTTTTAAAGAATCCATTAATAGATCTTGCAGGATCTAGTGAGGTATACATGTATTTTTCTGATACAGGAGAGATATATAAGATGGGTCCATATTTTCCTACACATGCAACAAATGGTACAATGGCATGGAGAAAAACCTATGCAGACAGTCATAGATATGATGAAACTGTTGTTTTTGCAGAAGAACGATCCTTTCTGGAGAATTATAAGAATCCATTAATTCAATTAGATCCGAAGAAAGTGATGTTAGTTATAAGCCATTCAGAGAATACATTTGATAAGACGACTCTTCGGAATGAAACCAATCCAATGATAAAGAAAACAAGTTTCACATTGGATGATTTTATAGAGGATCCAATTATACGTGATTTTTTTAGTACGGCTTAGATATGCCTTTATGATAAATACACCAGATATAATTAGTAAGAATGAATAAGATGAATATATTTTATGGAAGTATTTATGGAGAGATTGATAGAGTCATTCTTTCTTCTACAGATACATCCATGGTAGTATGTAAGAATGGTCACCAATTCAATTTAGAGGATGTTACGCAAGAGGGTGAACTCTATTTGAATGGAGAATGGGTCTCTTACTTTAAAGATGACGTAGATCTTCTATTTTTAGAATATATATATCTTATTTTAGAGATTATACATTTAAATGAAATGACATTTCCTTGCAAAAACTAAATTTTCAGCCTAAACAAGGAGTGTTCTCGGTATGTAGAAGATTCACCTATATGTCAAGAGATGATTCAGTGAATAAGATTCTAGAAGTGTATGAACAACCCTTATTAAATTCAGTCACAGAATCATCTGGGTATGCAGTTCAACCACCTGATATTAAAATTCCTTTACGACCTCATCAACTTGCAATGGTTCATGCAATGCATAAAAAGGAGAAATCGTGTATTGAAGGATTTGTAGTAAATGATGAAAATCATTATTCACAGATGGCCATATTAGGAGATAGAGTTGGTTCAGGAAAAACATTAATGTTACTTTCCTATATTGCATCCTTAAAAGAAGCTAGACAGAATCGTGTATTTTCTAGGATTCATCCAATGTCTCAAGGATCTTTTTGGAGTGAAAAACCAGTTCATACACAGGAATGTTCTGGAAATAATCTTATTATTGTTCCACATACATTATTTCATCAATGGAAACATGCTATACAACATCAGACAAGTTTATCTTTTTTTGAAGTGAAGACAACAAAGATACTTCAAAAGCCTGATTTTATGACTCTAATAAAAGAGAGAGATATCACATTAATGTCAAATACTATTATAAAAACATTTATGGCAGATGCTGTAAATAGTAAAATCCAATGGTCACGAGTGATATTTGATGAAGTAGATAGTATCCAGTTCACATCCACCGTTCAGATGCCAAAAGCGAATTTTTATTGGCTTATTACTGCAACATGGGCAAATATCTTATTCCAGGGTCTTTATATGTATTTATCAAATGTGTTTCTTACACAAAGAACTGCAGCAGGATTACATCCAGATTTAGTTGCTCTTTTGCATCAGGATCAAATCACGAATGGATCTAATTATTATTCTAGATATGATATGAAAAGTCATAATTTCTTTTCATCCTTTATTTCACGTCATCCGAATCGTGGTCATCTTGTTTTATTAACAAATGCTAGTTTTATGGAACAGAGTTGGCGATCTCCTCCCATTCTAGAGAATAGAATTCTTTGTGAATCTCCTATTACTCATAGAATCATTGCACAATATGTAAATGCAGAAATTCAAGAGTTATTACATGCAGGAGATATACAAGGTGCTTTAGAGAAGTTGGGTGTCAACAATACATCGCAATCTTCATTAATAACGGCTGTATGTGATACACGTGAAAAAGAATTAGATCGTTTAGAGAAATTACTTGCATTTAAGGAAACAATGGAATATTCAACTCCTCAAGCGAAAGAAGTTGCAATTCAATCCTTAAAGACAAAGATCAGTTCATTAAAGGAACAAATCGTATCTTTAAAACAAAGGATTATGAATGTAAAAGAAGAAATATGTGCAATCTGTTTTGAGGATCCTAAGACGCCTACATTTGTTATGTGTTGTTCTCGTTTATTTTGTGGTGGGTGTATTATACAATGTATTCAGAGAAATCCATCATGTCCTATGTGTCGTGCTTCTTTAACGTATCAAATGTTACGTCAAGTAAATATAAATGGATCTGCTGAACCTACATCTGCTCCAGTCAATGAAATTATAGCAAAAAAGCCGAAAAAGAAAGAAGCATTATTAAAACTTATTAAGGAAACCAAAGGTGGACGATTCTTGGTTTTTAATCGCTATGATAATCCATTTTTAGAATTAGAAGGAGAACTTTTGGAATTAGGATTTCATGTTGCTACTGTAAAGGGAAATAAGGATCATATATCAAATATATTAAAACAATTTGAGAAAGGTAAGATACAGATTCTTCTTATGAATAGTACACAGGCAGGTGCAGGTATGGATTTGAAATCTGCAACACATATTATTTTAATGCATATGATGCGGAAGGAAGAAGAAAGACAGATTGTGGGCCGTGCCATTCGCCTTGGACGTACAGAACCACTTACTTTAGTTCGTTTATTACATGAAGATGAAACGCATATGAATACTTAGATATCTGACATTTTTTACGAATGAAAGCCAAGAACAGGTAATTTATAGATATGAATGAATATATCCTTCTCAACATAAAGTTCTGTTTTACCTGTTATCTTATTCTCTGGCACATTGATGTTTGAGCATATATGCCACATACCAATTGCCTCTCTTAATTCCTCGTCAACGATTTCCTTATACTTAGCCTGTACAACGGCAACTGCCGATTCAAAGGTCTGATATACCACACTATGAGGCACTCCATTCTCAAGAACAACATATACTGCATTCATTGTTTCCTTTCTTGAAAGAAATGTTAATGTTCAATTTTTATTCATTGGGAGATGGAGATATGAACAGCAATATGTTCTTGTCTCTGTACATACTCAGAGGTAAACAACAGTCATAAAAGAGACTATATCTATGCTCTTTTATGAATCTAGATTTGTACATTGTACATTGTAAATTGTACAGTCTATATTTTTATTTATATATACATAATTGCTTTGGAATACTCATTGCATCAATCTTTTTGAGATGACTTGCAGGAATCTTACCTGTTTTTGTTTGATTTACTTGTCCAAGTAGTATCGGTATATCTTCTATAGGACATCCATGTTCATCTGAAAATTGTACCATTTGTTTCCATGTATTATACATGGAGGACTGACGAGTTAATACTTGTGTAAATTGAAGTTGAGATGGATTGGGTATATTATTTGCTGGATATTCAGAAAGAAATGCATTTGTAATCTTTAATTTGAGTTGGAAACTTGGCCGAAGAAGATTCCAATTCTGATAGAAAAATGCCCAGTAGTCTGCCTTATCACTCAAATTGAATAGTGTGAGAAATTCCTTATAATGTTTCCATGGATCGTTTGCAGAATCTAGACGTTTATGTATATTTTCATGAACACAAAGACCCGATAGATTACCAAGGTTATTTTCAACATCAGGTATAACGAGAGGATCCCAAAAATCATAGAGACATGAGTGACTAAATTTTAGAATATCTGTACTAGGTTCTTCTGTATCTCCAGATTCATCCACTTCTAATTCAGGTTTTTCAATCATAGATTCTTGTTTTTGGAATATACTAATTGAATCACATCCATTTATAGAACGAAGAATCACTCGTAAATCTGCAGAAGCAAGAACTTCAGGACGTACTTTTTGTCCAAGCCAGGATTGGACTGACTCAACTGGAAATTCCATCTGAATATATGTACTTAGACGAACAATATGTTGATACGCACGCCCTTTAATTTCATTACAAATTAACAGAAGAGGATGCGTAGTTTGTCCTTGTTTCCATACACGCATGTAATCGAGTAATTCACTTAGACCACCTTTTTCTCCAAGACTTAGACCATCAATTTCATCCAGTAATACTGCTAGTTTATGATTATTTGACATAGGTGACATTGCTTCAAGGACTGATTTTTGTGTTAAGAGAGGTATGATTTGTTTCTTAAACGCCTGGCCACTGCGTGTATGACTCGCATTCAATTCAATAATTCTGTAAGATTCTTGTTTTAATATTTCTCTAGCAAGTGTGGTTTTTCCAACACCTGGAGGACCGACAAGCAAAAAAGCAGCGGTAGTTGGATTATGTAACCATCGTCTAAGTGCATCTTCTACACTTGGATGAAGGTTGGCA